CAATCGTGAAGATCTTTGCCTCCCTCAAACAATTACTTGTCCTCACCGTCAACTCAAGCTCCTCAACAAGCATTGATGGCATGTCGCCCAAGACCATCTGCTCAAGGACCAAGTGCCTTCTGTTGAGCATTTCCGAAGCAACGGTGTAGGAATTCAAGGCCAAGGCATATGTATTAACTATGCCTCCATTCACAATGGCCGCTTTCATGGCCTCCATCGCAAGTTCGTCCAATCTATCTTCTCGCGTCATGCTTTCTTCTCCTTGGCATCCATACAATCTTTACAAATAAACTTGTGTAGCCCTGCCGTGATCCTAAGATAACCGCCAACCGAACTTTTATCTTTTTGGCATTTCCAACACATCTTCCATTTTTTGCTCATGCGTTGCTCGTTTCTTTTTTGTCCTTTAAGAGCCGCAATGTTGCTTGCAAGCACATTTCCAAATCCAGTGCCTCTCATGTGTTCTTCTCCTCATACTTGCTGCACTCTTCTAACCAAATAGGGTCAAAGTTCCACGGCCAATGGAACCAACCCTTCTGCGCAGCACGAGCATTGCCAGAGATCAAAGCCTTGGGCTCCAAGCATTGGATGTGATGCGTCATGGGCAAAGGATCACGGTTCACGCATTTGTGGCAATCAGGCCGAAACCCATCCACAATCTTTTGGACATCCTCTGGTGTGTGTTCACGCCTCATCGAATTCATCCTTTATCTTCTGACGATTGATCATGGCCTGCATAGGGTCAACATCACCCATCAGCACGTCAAGCAGCAACTTGTCCGTGGCCTTATACGCAATCTCTGTTTTGCCAAGCTTGTAGCCCAACTCAAGAAATATTTTTGGATCTTCAGTCATACAACGTTCCTCATCTCTTCAAAATAAACCGGTGCGTCCTGCTCAATGCGAAAAATCACATCCGGATGCAAAACCCCGCTCAAGTCCACATTGCTGTTAGGCAAGAACACAGAAATTAGCGTCCAAACCTCCGGATAGTCCGGCTCCAGTTTCAGGCCAGACATGGGCTCAATTGACCCAACTTCAGCCGGCTCATACTCAAAAAAGCATTTAAGCGCCAATCCAAGCTCATCACATTCATACAAGAACTCGTGCATTTGTTACCCCACAGTCAAAATTATTAAAAAAGCCACAATCACAGAACCCAACGTTACAGGCCACAAGGGCACAGGACGATGGATCGAGGACCATCCCATCAAAGCCGCCTGAACAAGCTCCTCCGATTGCGTCATCTCCGCAGGCTTGGGCTGATACAACAAACCAATCTGCACCTTCCCAGTGTTGTATGGCGTTGCACGCCCATCTGTGCTCTTTACAGGCACGTAGTTGTCAGCATTAGTGATCATAAGATGGTCCCTTCATTGCCTTCTTGGCCTTCATCGCATCGTTGTACGCATGCTCAAAACCCTCCAAAAACTTCTCCAAGGGCACACTTAATTCTGCTGTCAAAATGGCTGAAGAGACAAGGCACGCGAACCACGCGTCAGCAGGTTTGACAAAAGTATTTCCACAGAAGTTAAGCAAAACCTGCGCATCGTCCATGATTTGTCCAATGTCTTTATCCGTAGCGTCCGTCTGTTTAGTCATATCACTATCCTTTCTTTGTTAATGGTGTTTGTCCGTCTTTTATCTAAGTGGACAGGGTTATTATCATGCTTTTATCTAGTTAGGTCAATTACTTGCAATGTACTATTTCTTAGGGGTTTTCCCTTGGTTTTGGGGTTTTAGTGTGATGCATTATGGTACTGGGTGGATATACAGTGGTTGGTTGGGGAGGGAGGGGGGACCGCGGACCGAGGGTCAAAAAGGGTGAAAATGGGCCAAAAAGTAATACTAAGGTTTAATCGCTATAGACCTTTTAGGGGTAAGAGGTGTTTTTTTTTTATTTTTTGTGAGATTTGACGTAATAGACGTAATGCCGTAAGAAGTGAGAGAAATCAATACGTTACGAGCATTCGGCAAATTACGTCTGGAGATTCAATGTAATATTTCTAGGGGGGCTCCGCGAGATGAAAAGTGAAAAAATAAAAACACACTACACCCTCCAAAAGTTCTATAGGGAGCTTGATTTGCTTTTGGAGATTGACTCTTTGGTTGACACTCGATATACTCGTGGTAGTTCTTTTACAGGAGTTAAGCATGGTACACATTGATCAGGGAATAGCCCTGCCAACCAATCGATCCAAGTATCCTTTTGGGGAAATGGAAGCAGGCGATAGCATCCTGTTTGGCGTGCGCAAGCAGGCTGAAAGCTGCAGAGTGGCTGCCCTTCGTTTCACACGAGTGCATCAGCCTAAATGGGTGTTCACGCTGCGCAAGGTGGACAATGGTTGGCGCTTGTGGAGAATCAGCTAATGGCCAAGAAAGACGTTTGGAATGTTCCGCCTGTCATGCCTGACAAGGCACAGAAACGAATGTCTACTGAGGTGGCCCCACTGCGGCAGCAGCGCAGGAAGCTAACGGCCAAGGAATGGACCTTTGTCACTGAGCTTGTGAGTGGCGATGGACGCACCACAATGAAAGAGGCAGCCATCAGGGCAGGATACAAGTCTAGCAGCGCTTCTGTGATGGCTTGGAAGCTGACTAATCCTGATATCAATCCGCACGTTGTAGCGGCCATTCAAGCCTATCGTGCTGACTTGGCATCCAAGTACAACACGTCCTATGAGCGCCATATGCGCGACTTGCAGATCATTCGCGATAAAGCTTTGGATGCCGGTGCATTTGCTGCAGCCGTCCAAGCAGAGTATCGTAGGGGCCAAGCCTTGGGAACGATCTATGTGGAGCGCAAAGAGATCCGCCATGGCACGATTGACAGCATGAGCAAGGAAGAGGTGCAGCGCAAGCTTGATGAGCTTAAAAAGTTGTATGGTGGCCCACCACCTACCGCCTTGATCGATGCGGACACCGGAGTGGTGATTGAAAGTGCAGCACGTGAAAAAGATCCTGAATTCGATGCCGGAGTGGAGCAGCCTCCGCTTGACATCTTTGAGCGAGATTTGGGGGGATCAGATGACACCTGAAGCTAGATTTTCGGCTAGGGTGAAAGCCGGCCTTGTCAACTGCAGCATTGAGCGCATTGAGAATCGCGTCAACCTTGGCATTCCTGACATGTTGGTGGGTGTCGGGGAATACTTTGTTTTGATGGAATTGAAAGTGGTAGCCAAGGGTTTAAAGGTTGGGCTGCGTCCGCATCAAATTGCCTTCATGACTCGGCATGCTGCCAAGGATAGGCCTTGCTTCATTCTTGTGCTTGACATGGGCAATACACTACGCCCCTCGACCATTCGCTTATACCATGGGGGAGATGCTATGAAATTGGCTGCAGAGGGCATAAAGCTTGAGCCCTTCAAATGTTGGCCTTCGCGTGGCATGCCTTGGGTGGAACTAGAGGAAACCCTAGGTTTAGTAAAATAAATGTAAAAAAGTGTTGCAAGGTGTCGAAACCTTGCTATACTGGCGATGCCGGTGCCTGATCCGGTGACCTTAGAAAGAATAGAGATGAAAACCTTTAAAGTAAATGCAGCATGCATTAGCTATGTTTATTGCTTAGTGGAAGCAGAAGACGAGCAGCAAGCATGGGATAAGGCACGCGAAATCGATGGTGGTGATTTTGAAGACGCGGGCTATGGCAGTTGGAATATTGACACCGTTGAAGAGGTGACGAAATGAAAGAATTATTAAGAGATATAGAAATGGGTTTGGTGCTTGCGGCGTATTACATTGAAGACCATTGGGGTGATCCAAATGAGCAATACGAAATAGATTGTAAAACCCTAGAAGAAGCACAGGCAGCATTTAAAAAATTACAGGAGATTGCAAAATGAAAAATTTATCGTTTGATGATGTGGCTTTTCTTGACGTTTATCAGCATGCCGTTGCTGTTGCTTCGCGTGCTGACGTGGTTCGCTTTTTATCTGCTGATCCGGACGAGCGCAGCAGCCGCGAATTTTGCGATTCAATGGACGATGTTTATTCGTCAATTGCTGATGCGCATGAGGTTTGGTTTTGCGCGTTGAAGCATGCCCGAACAAACAAGGGCATGACAGTTGGCAAATTGTCGGCTGCGCTCGCTAATTTGCCGCGAGATTTGCCCGTTTTGATTTGGGATGCCGGCACCCGTTTGGGGGTTGCGCATATTGACGACAGCTTTATAGAAGACGAATATCCGCGCCTTGAGTTGAATACCGACCGCGACGATTAACCCAGAAAGGATAGAAAATGCCAATTTATAAATATGACGTGTGCTTTCCCAATTCGCAAAGTGTTATTCGCACCTTCCCTTCCCTTACTCGCGCTCGCGACTTTATGCGCGTTATGTCGGCCGATGACTTGCCTTTTTTGGTTATGCCATGGGACGAAAACAGCAGTCCCTTAATTGTGCGACGCGTGAAAACCCCTAGAAAATATCACACACAAAAGGCCGTTAAAGTTGATATACTAGGCCCCTCACAACAGAAAGGATAGAGATGAAAAATTATCAACGCACTCATAAAGATTTTTTCTTTGCCTGCGCATATCTCCGGCACACTTACGGGCTTTCAACTGTGCCCCTTGAGCACATAGAAAAGTGGCTTAGTGAAAGTGAAATTCAAGATTTTACAATTGCCTATATGATGGGCTCAGAGCTTTAATCCAACCATAGAAAGAATAGAGTCATGTTAAAAACAGTCAGAATCAGCGCCAATAGTAAAACCGGCCCAATTGCAGTTACTTATCGCAGTGGCGAACACGAGACTTACGGCACGTGCCCTACTAGCTGCAGCCTGCACCCGAAAAGTGAAACCGGCACATCACAAATAGACAGCGAATATTTACAGGCCGTTTTTGATAGCGTCCCGCGTGGTGGCCAAGCTTGGACCTATTCACACTTTGCGGCCGAAGCGCTCCCTTTCCCTAAGCCAAATAAAACAGTGATAAACGCAAGCTGCGACACTACGGCCGAAGCAGTGCGGGCTTTTGGATTAGGCCGTCCCGCTGTGTATGCTGCGCCCTTAGAAACAGCGGACCAGTGGCCACAAAAAATTCAAGGTGTTAATTTTGTGCAGTGCCCTGCAGAAAAAGCCGACAATTTTAGTTGTCAACAGTGTGGCGGTGGCCGTCCCTTGTGTGCGCGTCCCTTCCGCGAATTTGTCGTTGTTTTTGTTGCACATGGCACCGGAAAAAAGAAAGTCGGAAAAGATGAAAAAGGCGGGTGTTATGCTGCAAGTGGACCGGTAGCGATACAGTGGCATAACACCAGAAAAAACGGTGCTGCAAATGACGCTGCAGCCCTTCGCGAATTTGTGCGGACTCTCCCACATGGATCTTTTTTGCGCCATCACATCGCGGGCGATTGCGGCCTAGAATTGGGGGCCCCTTGATAATTGCAATAATTGTGATTTTTTGGGTGATATGGTGGCTTATTGATCAATTTGAAAAATAATTGTAAATAAATCGTACAAAGTGTAAAAAGTATGTATAATTCAAGCACTGGCACAAATAGCCGGTTTTTATCAACTCAGAAAGGATAGCGAAAATGGCTCACATGATCGACACAACAACAGGCACCGCAGCAATGGCTTATTCAGGGTTAGCCCCTTGGCATAAGTTAGGGCAGCAATTGACAGCGGGCGCGACAATTCAGGAATGGACACAACAGGCCGGCCTTGCTTATGATGTACTTGAGAGCCCTGTGTTATTCAACACACCGGCCACCAGTGCTCCGCAAGCTTGGCCTGATCGGAAAGTGTTACACCGTAGCGACACTGGCGCGCCCTTGGCTGTAGTTTCACAGGGTTATAACGTGGTGCAGCCTTCGGAGGTTATGGGGTTTTTTAGTAAGTTGGTAGACCTTGGCGGGTTCACAATGGAAACCGCGGGCGCTTTAAGTTACGGCCGGAGGGTTTGGGCCTTGGCTAAAGTGAGCGAAGGCGCGGACATTGTCGAAGGCGATACAGTGCGGCCTTATGTTTTGCTTGGCACGTCATACGATGGAACCATGGCCACAATAGCCAAGTTCACCAGTGTGCGCGTGGTGTGCAATAACACAATCACAGCAGCAATAAACAGTGGCGAATCGCAAATCAGGGTTTTACATTCTGAGCGATTCAATGCGGACGATGTCCGGCTGCAGCTTGGTATTGTCGCGAACCAGTGGGAGCGCTTTTTAGTGCAATCCCGCAAATTGGCGGGCGAGACAATGACGGGCGAACAGGCGGACGAATTTGTAACTGAATTATTGAAGCCTTACCACACAGGCAAAATCGAGATCAAAGACAGTAGAGCATTCAAGCGAATCATTGAATTATTTAATGGGCGCGCTATCGGTTCCGATATTCAGGGCGTGGCCGGTACAAGGTGGGCGGCCTTGAATGCTGTCACTGAATTAGTTGATCATGAGCGCGGGCGATCTGACAATACCCGCATTGAATCGGCTTGGTTTGGAACGGGAGCGGCGCTTAAAAATAGGGCTTTGGAATTGCTTTCCGCTTAACCAGTGCAATTAGCCGACCGCGCGGTTGGTTTTTCACTCTCGCGCGGTTGGTTTTTCGCATCTAGCGGTTGGTTAATGAAAACCCTATAAACTA